TAGATACTCCATCAAGATATATCTTTATATCACTAAAGCTAGTAAATACCGCCGCTAGATGGTGAATTGTATTTACACTAATAGTGTCAGTAGTTGTAAATGATTTCCTATTTGCGGACCCAAGTCCACCACCGTCACCCATGATTGCTGTACACGTGCCTCCATTAGCAGAAGTATAACCAATACTAATACCAGCATATGAGGTTGCAATCTGATTAGTACCCAACATGTCACCAATGTCGACACCATTCTGTATACGAATAATACCTTCTAAAGTGTATGGTAACGTAACTGATATAGCTGTGCCGGACGCATTACCAGTGCCTAGGAAGTCAACAGCCGTTCCGTCGTCTCCTACTAAACTACTAATTCCTAAAGAGTAGGTACCAAAGAGATTAAGCGTAGTGGAACCTATCTCATCACTAAGGGTTGTTCCAGCAGTTTCGTCAAGTAACCAGTAATGATCAGGGTTGTCAGCCAAGATAGTCGCGTAGTATGTGGCCGGTACGCTGCTCCCGGCGGTTCCCGAGCCGCCCGGGCCTGTAAAGGCGTTGTATCCACCCATAGCTGGGTATGCGTATGGTCCTTTCATATTAGAGTCCTGTTGCGTCGAAGTGAGCTGTTATTCGTCCAGCACTTAGCGGGTTAAAATACCCGGCGAACTCGTCCAGTACGCCCTCGAAGTGGTTGGTAGGCGAAGTTGTCAATAACCTCCTCGCTCCTATTGCGTACGGAGTAGTCGTTACCAAGGTTCCGCTAGCCCCGTAATTGTCGTTGGTCATAGCAACAGAGCTACCATCTACATATATAGCAACTACCCCCGCATCCACGTTCATGACTACGTGATGGGCTGCATTATCGCAGTATCCGGCAGTAGTGACGTTTGATTTGTATGAGCCTGAGGAGATGACCTTACCAGCGAATTCTAGCTGACCACTAGTGGTAATCCCGATAATTATACCTCCCTTAGTACCGCCCGTGTCGTACTGCTCGAAGATAGTCTCAGCAGCGGATGGGTTACCATTACGCTTGAACAGGAACTCAAAACAACCAGAAACCCCATTGATAGTTATCTGAGAGCCCTCGAATAAATCAGTCGCACCGTCAAACGTTATAGATGTGTTTGAATCTGATGGTACTAGACCGGCTGTTTCGTATGAAGGAGTACCTGTAACGCTAGTAGAATCACTTTCATTACTGCCAGAATCGATAAGCATACCTAATGGCTCGTCCATGCGATAGTAACGCAGTGGAGTATCAACTAGTACCGCGGCGCTAAATGCAGAGCTCTCGCCTCCATCACTAATAGAAGCGTAATGTGCTGCCATATCAGCAGGTGATAGTTCTCTACCCCACCAAACGAATTGATCCATCCTCCCCTCACACCAATACCTATCACCGGCATTGAGGTGCTCATAACCGATATGGAACGGCTGAGTTGTCGTATTCGACAGAGCCCAAGTCCATGCCCCGGTCTCTACATTTACCCCATCAACGTACCATTCAATAACGTTGCTAATGGAGTTTAACGTAACACCAATAACGTAAGTGGTATTGGCGCTGACGCGTCCTGTAGCTGAGTTGACTGTGCGCCATGCACCGTCTGCATATCCTGCGATACCAATTGCTCCTGTAGGCCAGATGGCTACCTTGAACCCCGCTGTAGACGTAGCTGAAGAGTTACCTGCGTGCCATAAGGACTGGCCAGCGCTCATTGCCCCCGTATTATATATAGTCTCCATCGTCCAGCTATTTTTCTTAAAGTCACCGGATACTGCGGTCGCAATGGTAATCCCGTCATTGGTTCCGTCAAAGTCAACTGAAGCATCAGGTACTAATAGTGGTGATTGATTTAGTGTTACTCCGTCATACACACCTCCATTAACATAACTACCTGACTGTGCCGCGGCCGTGCCTGAGGTCTCGTCCAGCTTTAACCATATAAGAGGTGACTCAGCCTCGATAGTAGCGTTCCAGCCACTAGAGCCGATTCCGCCACCAGAAGCGCCAGACCCGCCCGGGCCTGTAAAGGCGCTGTACCCACTCATAGCTGGATATGCGTAAGGGCCTCTCATGATTACTTGTAGTACGCGATGTTGCAGTAAGCAGTGGACGCAGCTACGGCCTCTATCAGAGTCAGTGCGTGCAGATTGCCTACATACAGAAAGCTGCTACCAGCAGCCAATAGCATACCGCCAGCAGTACCGCCTGCGGTAGCTCCTGCGTTCGTGCCGTCGTCGCGCCAGCTAACGTCGTTATCAATCGCTTGGATGATAGCCACGCGTGCGTTTGCAGGGACAGTGAGAGTCTGAGCCGTTGAGAGGTCAGCAGTCTGCTCATAGCCTACAGGTTGGCGAGTTCCGTCTAATACGTTAGTTCCCATATTGTTCTCCTAATAAAGGCCCCCCGAAGGAGGCCCCATCATCCTTACGCAGGATCAGTTGCAGTAATAGAACCAGCAGCAGAACCAGCGCCGCTTACCAGCCATTGTGTACCGTCACTGACGATCTCAATCCAGTCACCAGCCACGGAGGCGGACCCGATAAAGTTAATCTGGTCTTCAGCTACAGCCGCGATGAGCGCGCCATTAACCGTCAACACACCTGAGATGTTGTCACCTTCAGCGGAGATAACTGCGCCGGAAGTGGTCGTAGTAGCAGTATTGATAACCTTAACGCTGAAACCTGTAAGGGTCACTGCGGGAAGAGTCACGTCGCCCGGAGCTACATCGCCCAAGAAGACAACCTTGCCGTTGTCGGCTGCGGTCAAAGTCTGACCAGTCGTTACTGAAGCTACTTCGCCTGCATTGTAATATACGCCACCGACTACCAGTGGGCCTGAAAAATGTGATGCTGCCATAATAATTCTCCTTACCTTAGCCCTCATGGGCTAGTCAACTCCCGTCCTCGGACGAGATATATGAGAGGGCAGAGGCCCGCCCCGTTCAGGGAGGCGAGCATACCTGTTACCTAACTACTTACGCACCGGCGTTGCCGTACAGAGCACGTGGGTCAGTCCAGCCGAAGCTGTACCGGCCAGAGACCTTGTACTTAGCATTGTCAGTGTCGAAGTCGTTATCCATGCTGAAGGAATCAGCCTTACGCTCGAAATACTTCATACCATCAGGACAGTTCGTCCGAATGAAATATGCCGTATCAGAGGTCAGGTAATGATTAACCTTCACACCGCCCGGGAACTTACCAGCGTTCTTGAGTGCGTTCAGATCATTGTCTGAAGTACCAACCCGAAGGCTAGAGTTCAGAATACGATCCGCTTCGTACACGAGAGCCGGAGGTATAATCAGGCACTGACCAGTCAACGAAATGTTAAGACCGCGATCGTTCTCGGCCTGCATGATGTCGATAGTCAGATCTTCCAGAGAAGCCTCTGAAAGGGTGGCCGCGGTGGTCATGTTAGAGTAGGTTGCACCCTGAACATTGACGTGCGCGGTATTCAGCAGAGTGACGCCATCACCGCCCACATAACCGGACGTGAAAGCACGGTTGTAGACGTTGGCACCAACGATCTCCTTGGTTTGACGCATGGAGAAAGCCAAGCCCTGAGCACGCTTCTTACCAATCACATCATAGAGATCGTCGTCGACCATCTCCTGAGTGATGATAAAACCCAGCGCATACGTGATGTGCTGGTAACGCGTCAGGAAGCCCTGCTGTGCATTATCATAAACGACAGAGTTGCCTTCTGGCTTAACTGCTGCCAGACCGAACATACTCGTGCCCATATCCTCTTCCCAAGCCTTCCGAGAAGTTTCCTTGTCGAAAAGATCTGTGTACTCTACAGTATGCTCGGCGTACTTCTCGCCGTACCAAGAGTTAACACCGGGCCAGAGGGCCTTTGCAAAACTACCACTATTAATAGCCATATCTCATTTACTCCTTAGGCGTGGTACGCTTGTTCAGCGCGGGTAACAGCAACATAGTAACGACCAGCCGCGAGGGTTGGATCATTGCCTACGATTTTAGGAATCTCGATTACAGTGAAATCAGCGTTAGTGTTAGTCGTGATTTCCTGACGCGAGCGCCCTGAAGCTGTATCACCAGCCGTGGCGAGCAAGTCACACGTATCACCAACAGCCAGAGTAAGCGCTGTAGCGGTCTGTGCTTCAAAGATGCCATCTTGTACTGGGACGTAGTAGGCAACCCACTCGGTATGAGTAGACGCACTATCATCGTAATAAGTGGTGGACAGGAGGTCAGGATTATACGGGCCCAGAGGGACACCTTCACCGTCTACCTTACCAAAACCAATACATACACCCAGAAGGGCGGCATCGTTAGTGGCGCCAATGGCTGCGAGGCCAGACTCCAGATTAACAATATCACCCACGAACAGGTCAACTCCGTCCGTCACGCCGATAGTACGCAAGAGCGAACTAACCGGAGCACCGGAAAAAGTCTTGACCAATTGAAAGCCGTTAGGCCGATCAACGTTTGCCATAAGTTACTTCTCCTATTAAGGTTCAAGACTCAATAGGGAGGTAGGCTTAATAGCGCGGCGTTTTATTTGTAAAATCAACTCCACCATATGTACCTTCCTTTCCACTATTTAAGTCTTTCTTCATATCAGATTCTCGCGCATCAACCATGCGATCCATTGTTTCCCGATCCTCCTTCCAGAACTCCATAGGCTGTTTCATGTAGAACGCTTGCGTACCGTGTCCTACTGGCATACTGATGAAGCTGTCGGTTGGGTCGGCAGAATCGACATCCGGTGTACCCCACGAAGGGATCTCATCGACTGTGACATGCTCGTATCCGGCTCGTTTAGCACGAAATAACAAGTCCTTCTGGTCATTAATCCAGGCGTAATGGTAATTGGGATCTTGAAATTCTTCGTCTATTGACATACGCTTCCGGCTCCCACTCATAGGGATGCGTACTGGGCGCTCTGCGCGCTCGGCGGGCTTGGCCCGTCCTCTTGGTGCTGCTTTATTTGTAGGTGTAGTCATCGTTATTCTCCTTGGTTACTTTTAACCGAAATAATCTTTGAGGTACTCATCCCGAGTCATGTTGGTGCTTTTGATGATTGTTTCCATCATGCGCCGATCTTCCTCAGGAAGGTCTCTTGCCGAGTAACGACTGCCTCCACCAGATCTTCCTCTACCTGCCCCCTCTACTGGGGTACTACGACGGCGATTACCGTCTGTATCAGGAGCTACTTCCCTTCCACCAAACTCAGTGGGGAAGCGTGCTTCTGCTTCCTTACGAACGTATGCATATACTTCCGTAAGATCACTCTTCGGGTTCTTCTGAAGATAGCCAGCTCCAATCGTGTCTGCATAGTCCCGCATTGCGTCGTTCTGATGATACCACTCGTTATCATCGACCCATGCTTCGAATGCTACGTTTTCGCTTGACTCGGTAGATACACTAGCTCGCTCTGCTGCGATCCTATCATCAATCTCGATGACGCCATCGTAGTCTTCGTTCTCTAAAGCGTATTTCTTTTGCTCGTGCAACTCCTTAATCACGTTCTCTCGTGTGCGTGCTGCTACCTGTGAATGACTCTCACGAAGAGCGTCAACACCTGCTTGCAACTTACGCGTCTGCTTCTTAAGGGATCGAATGTCGTCGTATAACGGCTGACGATCAATAAACTCTTCCGCAGATAGATTACGTTTTCCTTCCACACCCTCCGGGTTCCAGCCCATATCTGTGGCCATCGCTTCGATGTCCTGTGGGGTAGTTTCGCCCGGAACTGCTGTTCCTTGGTTTTCAATATCACTCACTTGAGCTCTCCTCTACTATTACGGCTTGGATATCACTATCATTCACTATGAGATAGTCTTCGTCTTCGATCGTAATGAACTTACCCGCGTACTTAGCGAAGTAAACCTTGTCGCCTTCCTCAGCCCAAGGGGCCCAGTTAGCGTCATCACCATCATAAGCTCGCCATGCCATGGGGCCTACTGCGGCCACAATACCTACTACTGTTGCTGCCTTAGCACGAGAATAGGCGTCTTGCCCTTCCATGATAAAGCCCTTCAAAGCACCTTCAGTAATCTCATTACTATCGAAGTGTGCCTTTAGCAGGACTCGGTGCCCGCATACCTTCACTTTAGTGCCCATAGTTGCTCACCTTCTTGGTTGCTGATGCGTCGCTAAAGAATAAGTAGAGCTGGGTTAATCCAGCCAACTCGCCTACAGCACGTTCAGTACTCTTATCAGGGTTAGCACCTAGGGTACCGCCGGATACCAAGAGCTGCGTCAAATAACCACGATACTCTTCGATCTCCTGCAATACTAGCTTCGTTACCTTGTCGCTAGTCCATTCGTGAAACTCTTCACCTGTTACTTCCACTGGTTCCGCTTTGGTTGTCATCGCCGTTCACCTTTTGTTGTTGCATCTTCTGTAGATGCAGTTCATCAGCTTGGCCCATCTTCTGTCGATGCGCCTCACCCTGCTCCTGTTGCTTACGCTTAAACTCCAGTGCAGCCTGCCGGGACTTCATTCCGGCTAAGTCGTCTTGCTGTTGCAGATTCATCAGGCCTTGATACTCGGCCAGTTGATCGCCTTCTTCGGCGGCCTCTGCGTCAGCTATACTCTTCAGTGCAGAACTCTCTGCGCTAATCCTACGGATAGCCAAGTCTTCCCACTTCTGGGCCGACTCTTCAGCGAACTTCTCCTTCTCGAACTCTAAGCGCAGCGTCTCTTCAGACGGGCCCTGCTCAGGCATCTGCATGAGAGGTTCGATGTTGGGTTGCTCGGTAGCTATCAAGTAGCGTTTTGTTACTTCTTGGGGATTCACTGTTCCCATCTGAATAAGCTCAAAGAGAGCTTGGACTTTACTTAAACGTTGCTCCTCAGTAGCGATGTTAGGGTCACTGGCTGGCGCGATGTCGATATTATCTCTATCATAGTCGCTGATACCAATCTGTGCAGCCTGTTCTGAACCTAAATCCAGTACCGTGAAGTAGTCCTGTGCAGGCATATAAAGACTGTTTAGCCTGTACAACTTCTTGTATTCCTTGGCCAGAGAGCGATGTACGCGCTTATGAATACTCATAAACACCTTCATGCCTTGGTCAATAGCGGCCATAGCCACTGTAGCCTTGGTGTTCTGTCCGGGGATCTGACCACTCATCATCTCGGTAGAGGAGCTAATCTTCTCTCCAACAGAGATCATCATGTTCAACATCTGGAACAACACGTTGCTCGGTTCCTTGGTAGGAAGAGGAACAATGCCCTTACGCAGGTCATCACCAGCGCTGTTTACGTATTTCCACTCGCCCAGAGTAAAAGGACGGTTACCATTCTTTACCCTAATCCCACGACTGATAAAGCCACCTTGCATGTTCGCAAGACTACCAGCGTCCAATAGCTGATTAATGAGTGTGTTGACGGTATCATTAATAGGGCCAAGCAGTATGCCGAAGCCAATATCGTAGAAGCTACCATCAGTAGAAGGTATAAATGAGTACTTAGTATAGTAGTGGTCTGCGTCGATCGACAGGATATCTCCTTCGTCATTGTAGTTAACTCCCTCTTCATCGAAGCGAGCTACTACGCGCAATACCTGACGACTAACCGAGTCGACAGTAACTATGTAGGGTTCTGCATAACCATCGCCATCCAAGTCGAAGTAGCAGTGTTGCTCCAATATCTCGTACGGAACAGTCTCGTCCTGCGTCTCAGGAGGCGTAAAGCCCTGTGCCTGATCAGCAGCGCTCTGCGTGTCGTCCTGTTGTGGCTTCTCTAAGTCCTGATCCAGATACACACCACTCATGATGCGTTCGTAGATGTCGTTGTCGCTCATCTTCAGTACGTGCGTGATGCGCGTGGCATCCTCTAGGGTGGTCGCGTAGTAGTTGACTACGAGTTCCTTAGGGTATACGACCTCGCTAACGTTCTTCTGTTTGACGGCATCATAGTATGTCTTCTTGAACATACAACCGACAATAGGCAGTGCGAACAGTAACCTGTCCATCTGCTCTTCCCAGTCATCCATCTGCTCAAGTAGCTGGTAGCTCATGTGACGGCCCACGCGTATAGCGCGTTCCATCTTAGACCCATCGTGGTCAAAGCCTATGACTCGGCCGCGCACGATGTTGGCTCCATTTACGAGCGCTGGATAGGCGCGCGAGGAATACTGAAGTGCTGCGTTAGTGATCAGCGGGTACTTGACGTTAGCTGCGCCGGCCCAAGGGAATGTCTTGGTCTCCTTGACCTGAAGGGCGAGACGGTTCCACTCTTCCAGCTTCTCTTCCCACTCAGAGCGAGAGTACACATCGTTCTCATACCCGTCCACGACAGTTTCACCGATGAAGGAGAGTTCCTTCTCAGTGAGTATCTGTGCAAGATTGGTATTGCCTACGATCTCCTCTAGCTTCAGCTTAATCTCGTTATCGCTCATATTTAGTATCCGGTTGTCGGGCTGCGCCCGTCATCATCGTCATCCCAGTCATCGTCCTCAGTGTCTTCAGGATGCCAATCGGTTTCTGCTATCTGGTCGATGTACGCCAGAGAGTCGATCAAGTCATCGTGACTGAGTGGATTCGGGAACTCAAGTAGCTGTGTGGTCAGAGCAGGTATCCATTCCGCATCTGTCCTGAACCATATCCGTTCGTGCTCAAAGCGCCCCTCAAGGGCCCATGCGATACGCTCTGTCTTCTTGATACCACCATGCGTTACGTCACGTATGCGCGGGAAGGTACCTAGCCGTATCATCTCGTCTGTCAGGAAGGGCATGATCGCGTTCTTCAATGAGCCCGCCTCTACACCAACCACTAGCGCTTTGTACTTCTGTGCTGCCCGGAGGATACGTGTAGCGGTCTCCCGTACACCCCACCTACCATGGAACACGTCGCCTACAAACCACCCATACGGGCCAACCTTAACGCATGAAATGGCGCACTCGTCTAGCCTGTTGAGCTTGCCCTGCGTAGTGGTGGCCATGTCCGCGAAGCCCGCTGGGTCGACACTGACGTACCATGTGCCTTCTGGTGGCTCCTCGTCCATGTACCTAAACATCTCTTCATCAAAGACAACGCCACTCGAGGCGTCGAATGAAGCTTCGTATTCCTGCTTGAAGTTCGAGGAACTCATGCGCTTGCGCGCCATCTCGATCTCCTTGGGATTGAGTGCAGGATTGTTGATAGAGCAGAATGTAAATGCTCCCCACTCCGGGTCAAGC